GCGCGAACGCCTTGCTGATGAGATTGTAGAACGCACCAAAGTCATGTTGGCGGGACAGTCCCTAAAGGCCGCGAACAAGTTGGTGAACCTGATAGACACTCCCGCCATCGAACGCGGTGATGACCTGCGTATGAAGGCCGCTGAAGCCATCTTGAACCGTGTCGGGCTAGGTAAACAAGAAACAGTCAACCACAACGTACAGGCAGTCCACGGCGTTGTCCTGTTACCCCCGAAAAAAGAAGTAGTCATTGATGGGTAAACCCCGCAAACGTGTCCTTGTCCCGCCCGACCCCGCGACATTGGACAAACCCCGTGGACCGGGGCGACCCAAGAAAGACCCGAACCAACCCAAGGCTCAGTACAAGATTTCTGACAGGGAACGTGCGCGTCGTTCTGTGCAAGCCAAGTTGCGGAATGCAAAAAAGGCTGCTGCCAGCCAAGAAATAAAGACCCAGACAAAAAAGAAGAAGGTCAAAAGGCTAAAAGAGTCTGCAAAGAAAATCGAAGCAGCCCTCAAGGGAAACAAGACACGGGTTGTTGACCAAGGTGACCTAGAGCATCTGCCCGGAGCCGTGGAAGATTTGGTGGATGGCTCTCCTGTCATCTTCAAGCCCAACCCCGGTCCCCAAGAAGACTTCCTTTCTGCCAGTGAGCAGGATGTCTTGTATGGCGGCGCAGCAGGGGGAGGAAAAAGTTTTGCCCTGCTTGCTGACCCACTTCGGTATTGCCACAACGCCAATCACCGTGGCCTTCTTCTAAGACGCACACTCGACGAACTAACTGAACTCATCGACAAGTCCAAGCAGCTATACCCCAAGGCGTTTCCCGGAGCAATCTTCCGCGAGGCAAAGTCCACTTGGGTGTTTCCATCTGGGGCAACACTCTGGTTCACGTATTTGGACAGGGACAAAGATGTCACCCGTTTCCAAGGACAGGCGTTCAACTGGATTGGCGTAGATGAAATAACCCAGTACCCCACACCTTACGTATGGGACTATCTGCGTTCTCGCTTGCGTTCCACAGACCCCGAACTCCAACAGAACTTGACCATGCGCTGCACAGCTAACCCCGGTGGTGTTGGCGGCTGGTGGGTCAAGAAAATGTACATCGATGCCCACGAACCCAATATGGCGTTCGGTGCAAAGGACCTAGAAACAGGAAAAACTTTTGTGTGGCCAGACGGTCACAAGAAGGCAGGTCAGCCGTTGTTCTACCGCAAGTTCGTTCCTGCGCGGCTGACTGATAACCCCTTCCTGATGGCAGATGGCCAATATGAGGCCATGCTTCGGTCACTCCCGGAAGTCGAGCGTAGACGACTATTAGAAGGGGACTGGGATGTAGCGGAGGGAGCCGCCTTCCCGGAGTTTTCACGGGTGCGTCATGTGGTGGAACCTTGGGACTTGCCAACCAACTGGCCCCGCATACGTGCAGCCGACTATGGCTACTCTAGCCCCTCTTGTGTCCTGTGGGGTGCAATCGATTGGGACAACAATATCTGGGTCTATAGAGAATTGTACGTAAAACACTTGACAGCGGAACAATTAGCTGATAAAATATTAGAATGTGAGGAGTTGGACCCACAACCACATTACACAGTCCTTGACTCCTCATGCTGGAATAAAACCGGATTCGGTCCGTCCATAGCAGAAACTATGATGCGGGCTGGTGTTAGGTGGACTCCCTCAGACCGCAACCGTCTTCAAGGAAAAATGGAATTGCACAGGCGGCTTGCTGACGACCCCTACTCTAACGAACCACGGATGCGGATTTTTTCTAATTGTAAGCATATAATCGCACAGCTATCGGGCATTCCACTCTCCAAAACAAACAGTGAAGATGTAGACACCAGAGCAGAGGACCATGCCTACGATGCGTTGCGTTATATGGTTATGACGCGAACCAGCGGATATACTTCTATACATAAACAGTTGCAAGGTATCAAAGACCAAGCCTTCCAACCTTTTGACCAGACCTTTGGATACTGATGGCCCCTAAAAATCTACAAACAGGTACTAGCTACAAACCCCTTGCGGAGAATTTAGACCCGCGAATGGCCACTCTGCGTCAAATTGTAGAGGCACATGCAAGTAGGTCTAAGGCTGAAGACGGTGCAAAAAAGTTTATAGCAACATTTACGGGCAACACAAAGTTTGCCCCTATCTTTAAAGACTACCTAGACCGTCCCGCTATAGACTTTGTAGAGACCTTTGCGGACGACGAAACTAACCCCCTCGTTCAAGCCTATGAAAAAAATGACAAAGTAAACGCACGTCGTAACATCTACTCTCAAGTTGGTGCTATTGAATTTCATATTAATGAGCAGTTGCAAAGGGCAGGTGCCTTACAGGAATTATATCCTGAAGGTATGCCTATGGCTACTAGCCGTGTTGTTCGCCCTGACAAAGCCCCAGCAAAAGCACGTAGATTTAGTTTTAATCCCGGCTTGATGGGTGAGTGGCTTACTAAGTTAGATGAGTACGGACGGAATAACCCGAAGGATATAGGTATTGTAAAGGCCCTTGCGGCACAAGCCCACATGGGTCTTCGTCCGGGTGAAATTATGAATGCCCCTGCAAGTGCCTTGCAAGCACCTGAAAAGCGCAGTTCATCATGGGGTTTCTTTCTTGATACTGACACTCCCGGCGTTAAGATGGATGAAAACTTAAATATTGCGATTGGGCCGCGTACTTATAGTATTATGCAACAGGCATTGAATGTAAGTCAAGCTAATGACAGAAACTTGTTTGTTAATCCCGATGGTTCCCCTATCGGTAAGGGTGAAATGACCCGCGTTGCTAAGTTGATTAAAGTTCCCGGAATTATGACGGACCATGAAACGGGTGAAAAGTTAAACAATATTTCAGAAGCCTACGATTTGCGGCGTATGTGGGTCACATTGGCTCTAAATGAATTTCCCGGACAAGGTGATAAGGTGGGTGCAGCACAGGGCCGTGCAATCGGTGCTACAACTAAAGGCGGGGGTGCTGTCAAGGAGTATTATAATCCAAGCCCCGGTTTTTATGGACAGGCCGCTACGGAAGTTCCTAACAAACTAGATGCGTGGTTGTTTGATGCCCAGACAGAGGAGTTGCCACCAAGAATGCAGCCGCCTAAAGGTCAGCGAATTTCTTACGATACCGATTTTACATCTAGTCAACTTCTTCCTAAGTTTGAACCTGCCGATGCCCCTGTGACAATGGGTTCTTTGGAAGCCAAGGTTTTTGCCCCGAAGCCTAAGACGGATATTGTTCGTCCTGAAACAACATTAACTCCTGCGGACAAACCCACTGTAGCTTCTCCGGAACCTAAAAGTATATCAGATTTACCCGACGAACTTCAAGATAAACTAAATAAGTCAGGGTTTGATTTGGGTAAGTTTTTAAGAAAGACTTTAAAGACAGGAATGACAGCCGTAGGTGGTGCCGCTCTTTACGAAGCCGTGCGCGACCCAGAGGGTGCAGGAGCAGCGTTGGCGCGGGATACAGCTATGGAAGCAGCCATGCTTGCAGCAAAGGCACCTTTGGCAGTTGCGGGGGCTGTCCCTATGATTTTTGAATCAAGCCCTGCAGGAGAAGGCTCCGAACGCGACCGTCTACAAGAAACAGACCCCGGACCGTTTGCAGGTCAAGATTTCATCCCCGCCCCAGAGGTCGAGGAAACACCCACCGAACAAATGTCCCGTATCGCAACCCAAGATGCTGGATTTGTACAACGCAACAGGGAACCTGAAGCCAACCCTGCCGCTAATCAAGGCTTCATCCAATCACAACCCTAATCTGGGAGAAAAAAGATGCCAGACAACAATTACAATTATGGCGCATCGTACATCATGGCCTCATGCACAACTTCTGTGGATGACCAAATGGGTGCGGACAAGCTATATCGTGAAGGTCTTGAGTTCGATACTCGCGCCAAGACTGATGTCTTGACAGAAGATATGCCAAAGAAACAGACGAAAACGACTGTGGATGCTTCTGTTATGCGTATGGCCGAAGAACGCGACTACTAAAATCAGATGTCAGAAGATAACTTTCTCCAACCGGAAGACGACACCACTGTCGGCGTGATGAACCCCGAAGAGCAGATGCCCGGACTTGCTGCCTATGTTAAAGGCAAGTTCGACGATGCTGAGAACGGACGATATGCACACGAGCAGCGGTGGCTACAAGCCTACAAAAACTTTCGCGGTATCTACGATTCTACCACACAGTATCGTGACTCCGAAAAGTCCAAGGTGTTCATCCGGATTACAAAAACCAAGGTGCTTGCAGCTTTTGGTCAGATTGTGGACATTCTGTTCGCAAACAAGAAGTTTCCCCTAGTTGTGGAATCCACTCCCGTACCCGAAGGTATCGCGGAGTTTGCCCACATGGAAACACCCTTGGACCAAGCCGCCCCGCAGGAAGACCCCTACGGGTTTGCTGGGGATGGACGGGAACTTGCTCCCGGAGCCACCGAAGCCAAGGCTTTCTTGGGCGGTCTCGAAAACGAGTTGGGTTCGTTGCCCCTCGCAGAAGGTCCGGCACGTATGGGCGAACCACAAATTAGCCCTGCACAAGAAGCAGCCCTTCGTATGGAGAAAACTATCCACGACCAACTGCTAGATACCAATGCAGTCAACGTACTTCGTAACTCTGTGTTCGAGTCGTGCTTGCTAGGTACTGGTGTAGTCAAAGGCCCGTTCAACTTCTACAAGCGTGTCCACAACTGGGAACGCAACGAAGAGGGCGAACGTGAATACCTACCAACTGAAAAAACCGTTCCACGGATTGAAATGGTCTCTGTGTGGGATTTCCACCCTGACCCCTCTGCTACTAGCATCGACGACTGCGAATATGTTATTCAACGTCACCGCATGAATCGCCAACAGCTTCGCGCACTTATCAAGCGTCCGTACTTCAATGCGGAAGCAATTCAAGAGTGCTTGGCTAAAGGCCCGAACTACGAAGATAAATACTACGAAGACACCATTCGTGAGGATGAGACTGAGCCGTACTATCAGGGTAACCGCTACGAGGTTCTTGAGTATTGGGGTGTTCTCGATTCTGAACTGGCCAAAGAAGCCGGACTCGAAGGCGCAGAACAAATGTCTGAGTTCGACGAGGTTCAGGTTAACGTGTGGGTGTGTGGTACTATGGTTATACGCTGTGTGTTGAACCCCTTCACACCAGCCCGTATTCCTTACCAGATGTTCCCGTATGAGGTCAACCCCTATCAGCCGTGGGGTGTTGGCGTAGCTGAGAACATGGAAGACGCCCAGAAGCTTATGAACGGCCACGTTCGTATGGCTATCGACAACCTAGCCCTAGCTGGTAACCTCGTCTTTGACGTGGACGAAGCAAGTTTGGTTCCCGGTCAAAACATGGACATCTTTCCCGGAAAGATTTTCCGTCGTCAGTCGGGTGTGACAGGAACAGCCATCAACGGTCTCAAGTTCCCGAACACAGCAGGTGAAAACTTGCAGATGTACCAGATTAGTCGGCAGCTTGCTGACGAAGAAACGGGCATTCCGTCCATCATACACGGACAGACAGGCGTTAGTGGCACAGGACGTACCGCTGCAGGTCTTTCGATGCTGATGGGTTCTGCGGGTTTGTCTATGAAGACAGTTATCAAGAACGTGGATGACATGCTCTTAAAGCCGCTAGGTGAAGCTTACTTCCAGTGGAACATGCAGTTCAATGAAGAAGCAGAAGACATCAAGGGCGACCTAGAAATCAAACCACGTGGCGTAGCCGCAGTTATGCAAAAAGAAGTTCGTACACAGCGTCTGACTTCCCTACTGCAAACGGTATCTAACCCTATGCTGGCTCCGTTTATCAAGATACCGAACCTGATGCGCGAACTGGCGATATCACAGGACATCGACCCAGATAGCCTAGTGAACGATGCCAACGAAGCGCAACTCTATGCAAAGATGTTACAAGGAATGATGGCCAATGTACAACAAGGAACAGGCGAAGATGCTGGGGCCGCTGCTGGCCCAGCCGGAGATATGGGCGGGGTTGGAGGAGTATCTCCTAACCCAGAAGGAACAGACGTTCAAGGCTCTGGTAACGGCACAATCGGAGTCGGAACTGCG